AACCATATTTGGTGCGAGAGTGGGAAAATGGCTTTGACCAAATCTTGAAAGAATGGGACAGATAAATGGCTGGAAGTAGAACGCTCAAACTTGCGTTGCTGGCAGACATTGCTGATTTCTCAAAAAACATCAATTCTGCTGGAACCCAAAGCAAGACCCTGGGCGACCAATTTGAAGATTTTGGCAAAAGAGCAGCCCTGGCATTTGCCGCGGCTGCCGCTGCTATTGGTGCTTATGCCGCCGCCGCGATAAAAAACGCCGCAGCTGATGAAGCGGCACAACGCAATCTTGCACTAACAATTGAAAACACAACTACTGCAACTTCAAAACAAATTGCAGGCGTTGAGGATTACATCAGCAAAACATCACTTGCAATTGGAATCACTGACGATCAATTGCGACCAGCATTCGGCCGTTTAGTTCGTTCAACAAAAGATGTCGAAGAAGCACAAAGGTTATTAAATCTTGCACTTGATATTAGTTCGGCGACAGGAAAACCACTGGAAGCGGTGGCAAATGCGTTAGGCAAAGCCTATGACGGGAACCTAACTTCACTGAGCAAATTAGGCTTAGGACTTGATGCATCAATTTTAAAGTCAAAAGATTTTGATTTGGTCTTTCAATCACTGACTGGAACATTTGGTGGTTTTGCTGAGAATGAAGCACAAAGCACTGAAAAAGCATTTGCCCGCATCAAAATTGCCAGTGATGAAGTTCAAGAGCAAATTGGCACTGCATTGCTTCCATTGGTTCAAGAATTGACCGCATACATTCTCACTGATGTTGTTCCAGTGATTCAGCAATTTGTCAATGGTTTGACTGGTGTTGGTGGACTTGATGAAAGTTTGACGGATTCTGAAAATAGCGCACTTGAATGGGGCAAACGTATTCGAAGCCTTATTGGAACCGTGGTTGAATTTAAAGATGAATTAATTGCCGTTGCTGCCGTCATTGGAACAGTTTTTGTTGTGTCCAAAATAAGCGCAGCAGTAACCGCAACAATTGCATTGATTAAAACACTCATTGCCGCTTACAACGCCTTGAAGGTTTCAGCAATCGTGACTGGTGTTGCAACTGCATTTGCATTAAACCCATTGTTGGGCGTGGGTGCAGTGGCTTTGGCTGCTGGTGTTTTATCAGCTGCAAATGCTTTGGCAAATTCAAGTAAAGGCGAAACAAATTTTGCGGTGGGTGGTGCGCCTGGTGCTATTAGCGGCGGCGGTGCTTCCAGTTCAGGTTCAGGTGGAACGGGTGGTGGCACAACGTCAGGTGGTGGTGGCGGCGCTGGCGGTGGGGTAACGGCTGCCGTGGCATCAGCAGTTGCGGCAACAAAGGCCGTGGCAGGTGGGGGATTCACTGATTCACAAAACGCGGCACGTCTAATTGCATCAGGTGGTGGCGGTTTTACCGATTCCCAAAATGCTGCACGATTAGCCGCACAAGCACCCGTAATCAATTTAACGGTCAACGGTGCAATTGACAAGGAAGGCACTGCCCGCACGATCGTTGAAACATTGAACAATTCTTACTATCGCGGCACAGGTGGTGCAAGCGCACTTCAGGCAATCTAATGACACAGTGGAATCCAATTTGGAATGTTGAAATTGACGGTGTTTCGTACACTGATGCAATTCTCGCAAATTTAACAATTAGCAGCGGCCGCCGCAACATTTATGAGCAAGCCCAAGCGGGTTATATCAACCTTCAATTGATAGATATCAATCAAGCCACAATTCCCGTTTCAATCAATTCAAGCATTACGGTTCAAATTAAAGATTCAACAGGAACATTTGTTGCAATTTTTGGTGGCAATGTTGTTGACATAAGCATTGAAGTGCGGGACGTTGGAAGCACAACTTTCACACAGACTTATTCAATCATTGCATTGGGCGCATTGGCTCGACTTCCAAAGGCATTGACCGAAGGCGTTTTGCCAAAAGAATTTGACGGTGACCAAATTTATGACATTTTGCGTGAAGTTTTGTTTAGCACATGGGCAGAAGTTGCAGGCGTTCAAAATTGGGCTAGTTATGACCCGACAATCACTTGGGCAAATGCGGAAAACAATGGCTTGGGAGAAATTGACCGCCCAGGCAATTATGAATTGGCAGCGCGTTCATCAGACATTACTGACGTTTATTCATTGGTTTCAGCATTGGCAACCAGTGGCTTGGGTTATATCAGCGAAGATTCGCTTGGACGTATTGCCTATGCAGATTCGACACACCGCACCCAATACCTAGCCGCCAACGGTTATGTTGACCTAAGCGCAAATGAAGCAAGGGCAGCAGGTTTGACCATTTCCACGCGTGCGGGTGACGTGCGAAATGCCGTCACAATTCGATATGGCGCAACTTCTAGCAGTGAACAATCAGCCAGTGACACGGCTTCAATTGCTACATACGGCCAATTGAGCCAAATCATTTCAACAACACTTCACAATTCAGCTGATGCCCTAGACCAAGCCGAATTCTATTTGTCATTGCGCGCACAACCATTTCCAATTTTTAGTGACATTACATACGATTTAACAAATTCAGAAATTGATGATTCCGATCGTGATAATTTGTTGAAAGTTTTTATGGGTCAGCCAATTGCTTTAGTTGATTTGCCACCCAATATGAATTCAGGAGTTTTCCAGGGATTTGTCGAAGGTTGGTCATTTCAAGCCAGTTACAACCAAGTTTCCGTCAGCCTATTTATGACACCGTTGGCTTATAGCCTTCAGGCAATGCGCTGGTCGGACGTACCAATCACAGAAACATGGTCAAGCGTGTCGCCGACACTTGACTGGGAAAATGCAACAATTGTTGCCTGATAAGGAGAAAACATGACAAACCCAACGTCCAATTTCGGTTGGCAAATGCCAACAAGCACAGATTTGGTGACTGACCTTCCGGCGGATTTTGCCGTTTTTGGACAGGCAGTTGACACCACAATGGCTGACCTAAAAGGCGGCACAACTGGTCAAGTCTTAGCAAAAGCATCAAACACTGACATGGATTTTGTGTGGTCAGCAGATGCCGCTGGTATGACAAATCCAATGACCACAACAGGCGACATGATTTATTCGTCCAGCGGTTCAACACCAGCGCGTAGAGGTATTGGCACAACTGGTCAAGTTTTAACCGTTTCAGGCGGTGTTCCAACTTGGGCAACACCAGCAGGCGGTGGAAAAGTTCTTCAAGTAATAAGCAAGGCGATCAATACTTTCCAAAGCATCAATTCATCAACTTATGTTGATTTTACTGATTTTACTTTGACCATTACACCAAGCGCAAGCACTAGCAAAGTTTTAATTTTTATTTCGGTTGCTGGTTGGGACGCACAAAGTCAAACAGTTGCAAATCCTTGCACAATTTCATTGCGTAATGGTTCAAACACCGTTTTAAATACACCTTATGCATGGAATGCACCCGTTTCAAACAGCACAACAGCACCAAAAGCACCACCAGGCTTAATCAGTCAAAGTTACTTGGATTCACCAGCGACAACATCAGCCGTGACATACAAAGTTTCAGGCTTAAATACATCAGCACCAGGTGGCGGTTTTTTTATGAATAACGGTGCAACATCAAGCATGACAATAATGGAAATTGGAGCATAATCATGGCCAGAGAAGTTCATTTATCAGATGCAATTCGTTTATTCAACCCTTTGGCACAATACTCAGTAAGCAATGATGATTATTCAACGCTTGAATGGTTATGCGATTTTCCAAAGCCAACAGAAGCGGAATTGAAGGCACTTTTGCCTGCTGCTAAAAAAGCCTTGGAAGATGAATTAAAAGATTTAGAAAATGCAAAACTTGCTGCACAAGCAAAACTCGAAACGCTTGGGTTGACTCCTGATGATTTAAAGGCACTTGGGTTGTGACATTTCCATTAGGCACATCAGCAGCAGTCATTGAGTTGGCTTTAGCTGAAGTTGGCACGGTTGAAGAAGGCAACAACCTGACCAAATACGGTGAATTTACAAAGGCCAACGGTTTGCCCTGGTGTGGAAGTTTCGTCAATTGGGTTTTTGCAAAATCTGAAGTCAAAATTCCTTCATGCGTTTCAACTGCAATGGGCGCACATAAATTTAAAGAAATTTCACGTTGGTCAAATATGCCGCAATTAGGTTATTTGGCCTTCATGGATTTTCCACATGACGGCGTTGATCGTGTGAGCCACATTGGAATTGTTGTTGGCTTAATGGAAAACAATCAAGTCTTGCTTATTGAAGGAAACACATCAGGAACAGGCGACCAAAGAAACGGTGGCATGGTCATGGTGAAGGTTCGCCATTACGGTGAAGGAAAAGAAGTGGTCGGGTTTGGGGTTCCCAAATTTGCACCATACAAGGGTGACTTTCCAACGGTCGCCATTCCAACTTCGGGAGTCAAACCAAAGAAGGAGAAAAAATGGACAAAGCCAAAGCCCTAGCAGCATCATGGGGGCGCAGTTTTATTGCATCATGCATTGCCGTTTATATGGCTGGAATTACTGACCCGAAAGCAATTCTTTATGCTGGCCTTTCATCAGTTTTGCCAGTAATTTTGCGATACATCAACCCAAAGGACAAAAGTTTTGGGGTCACTGGGGAATGACACCAAACGAATGGGCGGCCGTTATTGGTTGCGTTCTTGCAATCCTTACGGCCGTTTATTCGGCAATGCGTTTCATGGTCAAATCAGTTATGCGGGAGTTGCTTCCTAATGGTGGTAATTCGCTCAAAGACCAAGTAAACAGAATTGAAGCCAGGTTGGATTCACTGGTGGACAAATTACTGGCCGACACGCCCTAATCCACGCGGGAAGGTTGATTTTGTCGGTTGTGTGCTTCACCCTTATCTAAGGCAGTCAAACGGGCGGCCTAGATTCGGGAGAAATCAAAATGGTTCTTGACCTTTTAGACCCACAGACATTGCGGGCATTACTACTCATTGGCTTGTTGTGCATCATGGCAGCAGCCCTGGGATATTCAATGGGATACAAAGAAGGCCACCGTGAAGGTTATGGCCGCGGCAAATCAGTCAGTCGCCACATTTCAGCAGCTAAAAAGGCGGTGAAGTAATGGGGTTCCTTGACAATTATGAAGATGTGGCAACACGCATCAAGCGTTTTTGGCAGACATATCCGAACGGTTCTATTCAAACGGCCATTGTGGACTTCAATGCTGAAAAAGGCTATGTGCTGATTCAATGCACCGTTTATCGTGATTTGGGTGATATCAAGCCCGCGGGAGTTGATTACGCTTATGGATACATGGCGGCATTTAATCCCAACATGAAACGCTGGTTTATAGAAGATACATCAACAAGCGCAATTGGCAGGTGTTGTGGCCTGGTTTTAGGTGCAGACACTAGAAGCACAAAGGAACAAATGAGCCAGGTTGAAGGATTAAAAACATCAACGGCCAAAACTGAAATTGCAGATGTTTGGGCAACCAATTACATTGAAAACGAAATGCCCACGATCGGTGCGGTTGTTGAAAACATTGCATCACAACTAGGCGGTGAGTTGATACCTGAAGCACCGCAATGCTCACATGGACACCGCATTTTTAAAAGCGGAGAAGGCAAAAACGGGAAAGCATGGGGCGGGTATTTTTGCACTGAACGCACCAAAGCGACTCAATGTGCGCCTAATTGGTATGTTTTGACATCAACAGGAAAATGGGAGCCACAAGTATGAACAAAAACAAATTGGTGAAAATCCTGGTAATTATTGAATTGTTTCTTTTGGCCTTGTTGATTTGGGTGGCATTCTTATGAGCGATTATATTGAAATAATCAATCCGCGCACAATGACTTGCACGTTGATGAAAAACGGTGAAATCGTTGATTCTTATCCAGTGATGCAATGCGACATGTGCGCTTCAATTCAAAGATTTGATGCATTTGGATACCGAAAAGCAGCTGAGGACAATCCAGTGTGGTTTTGTTTCACGTGCAGGGGTAAGCGTTGAAAGTCACCCTAGACCGTGAGGAAGCCTTGTTGTGTCACATAAGTGCCTGGATTATGGCCAAAAAGTATTCCTGGAACGGCACTGGCACACAACGCACTTACACAAAGGACAAAACACTTCACGAATCCATTGCACAAGATGCTGAAGCCATTGGCAGTGAATGGGCAGTGGCCAAATATTTCAATCTTGACTTTGACCCATTTGAGGAAAAAGGAAAAGAAAAGGCTGACGTTGGAAAAGGCATTGAAGTGCGCTGGACTAAATACAGTGAAGGTCAATTGATCGTGCATGAGTATGACCGTTCCACCGATATTGCAGTGTTGGTCACTGGTAATTCATCAACGGCTTACAACATAGTTGGCTGGATTCCAATTGCCATAGCAAAACGTGATAAGTATCGCCATTCCAGGCAACCAAATTGGTGGGTCAGTCAACCTAATTTGCAACCTATTGAAAACCTTGTGAGGAGCAACTATGGAACAGATGCAATTTGAATGTCGGGCATGCAAAAAGGTCACAACTCAGCTGATTCGAATCGTAACCGACAATTTGCCTGACCATGTGAAAGTGCTGGAATGCACATTGTGTTCAAAATTAGGCGTTGCGTTGGTTGGCAATAATGGCAATCTATGAATTCATGTGTGATGCGTGTGGAATTAGCATTGCAATAAATCAGCCCATTGATGCTGACGGTTCAGCCCAAGCGGGCAATTGCAGCAATTGTCAGATTCCATTGGTGCGCGTGTGGTCAGCAAATCCCGTTCATTTCAAAGGAAAAGGTTGGGGGCATCAGTGAATAGTTATCCACAGGCTTTATCCACAACCGTTGATAACGGTGGAAACACGCCCAAAGCCACGCTGAATCTTGCACGGTATTTGACTAAGCGGATACGATTCTATCGCTTGAAGCGAGCCGCTGATGCGGACTGCTCGCAAGGGCGAATAAATCTAGTGGGCAAGTTCTATGTCATTGCGGCATTGCTTTCAACAACAAGCATTCACAATGCATCAGCTGATAATTATTCAATAGACCAATTGAAACTATATGCACATTCACGCATAGTTAACTACAAACAATTTCAGTGTTTCAATACGATCATCACAAAGGAATCACATTGGGATTACAAAGCGCAGAATGGTTCGCATTGGGGATTAGGTCAAATGAAATCAAAACATTACAGAAACCTTGACCCTTATCGTCAGATAGATGCATCAATCAAGTATGTGGCTGCACGATACGGCAGCCCTTGCAAAGCATTGGAACATCACAAGAAAAACAATTGGTATTGATTATGGCCAGTGCATTAAAAGACAATGGTTCAACTTCCAGGTGGCGCAAGATTCGTCAGCGCATTTTGGAACGTGACCAATACACATGTCAGATTTGTGGAATGGAAGGCAACACGGTTGACCACATAATCCCAATGTGATTCCTTTGTGATGATCGTATTGAAACACTGAAATTGTTTGTAGTTAACTATG